AGACGGCAGACGCACACAGAAACGTGTACAGTATCAACCAACTCTATACGATCTAATTACCACTAGAGAGAAGACAGGCATTGTTACTCTTGATGGTAAACAAGTTTTACCTCATACATTTGATTCTATCAAAGAGGCCAAATCGTGGTACGAGGGACGTAAAGATCAAGACATAGTGTTTGGTAACACACAGTATGCCTACACATATATTTCTGATGAGTATCCTAAACGTGTAGATTGGGACAAAGACAAACTTCTGATTGCGAGTTTGGATATTGAGGTTGAGTGCGAAAATGGTTTCCCGAATCCACAAGATGCGGCTGAACCTATGTTGTCGATTACTATGAAGAACCACCTAAACAAAAAGATTATTGTGTGGGGTCTGCATGAGTTTCAAAATGATCGTGATGATGTGGACTATCGTTTGTGTGAAGATGAAGCTGATCTGTTAATCAAGTTTTCTGATGAGTGGTCTATGTGTTTACCTGATGTCGTTACAGGTTGGAACACAGAATTCTTTGATATTCCGTATCTTTGTAATCGCATGAAGACTTTGTTTGGTGAGGATTTTCTGAAGAAGTTGTCTCCTTGGGGTAAGGTGATTGAACGAGAGGTCTACAAGATGGGCCGTCAACATCAAACGTATAATATCCAAGGTATTGCTCATCTGGATTATTTTGACCTGTATCGTAAATTTACATACACAGCTCAAGAGTCCTATCGACTAGATCACATTGCGAAGGTAGAACTAGGTGAGAGTAAAGACGGCAATCCTTATGATACGTTTAGTGAGTGGTATCAGAAAGACTATCAGTCTTTTATTGAATATAACATACAGGACGTAGAACTGGTTGACAAACTAGAAGATAAAATGCGTCTGATTGAGTTGTGTCTTACTATGGCCTATGACGCCAAGGTGAACTATACAGATGTTCTGGGAACGGTTCGTTATTGGGATGTATTGATTTACAATCACCTACGGGCCAAAAACATTGTGATTCCGCAAAAGAAAGATCACAAGAAGGCAGAACAGTTCGAAGGTGCTTATGTAAAAGAACCACAGGTAGGGATGCATAACTGGGTTATGTCGTTTGACTTGAACTCTCTGTATCCCCATTTGATTATGCAATATAATATTTCACCAGAGACTTTGGTGAACCCTGATGCAGAACCTCAGAAAGAACTTGTGAATAATATACTGAAGGGTAAAGTCAAAAACGATACAGAGTATTGTATGACTCCAAATGGAGCTTTCTTTCGAAAAGATGTGAAGGGGTTTCTGCCTGAATTAATGGAGAACATGTATAATGATCGAGTCAAGTATAAAAAACTTATGCTCGAAGCTGAACAAGAGTATGAGAATACAAAGAATAAAAAACTACTCAAAGACATTTCGAGATATGGTAATATCCAGATGGCCAAAAAGATATCCCTTAATAGTGCGTATGGTGCTATTGGGAATAATTGGTTTCGCTATTATGATCTGTTGGTCGCTACAGCAATTACAACTTCTGGCCAGCTATCTATACGGTGGATTGAAAAAGCTCTTAACATACATCTTAACAAACTTATGGAAACCAAAGACGTTGATTATATCATTGCCTCAGATACCGATTCGGTGTATATCACTTTTGACAAGCTTGTTGATAAATTGTTTGAAGAGGGAACACCGACTGAAAAGATTGTCAATTTCTTGGACAAGATTGCAAACGAGAAGCTGGAACCTTTTATTAACAAAAGTTATCAGAGTCTTGCTAATGAGATGAACGCCTACTCTCAAAAGATGCAAATGTCGAGAGAGGTTATTGCTGACAAGGGTATATGGACTGCAAAGAAACGATATATTCTAAATGTGTGGGACAGTGAAGGTGTGCGATACAAAGAACCTAAGATGAAGATCATGGGTATCGAAGCAGTCAAGTCATCTACGCCTGCGGCTTGTCGAGAGAAACTTAAACAAGCTCTACCAATCATCATGAGCGGTGATGAGAAAATGCTAAATACCTTTATACAGGAGTTTAGAGAAGAGTTCATGGAGTTGCCGCCAGAAGAGATCGCATATCCAAGAAGCTGTAATGGTGTAAAGAAGTTTCGTGGTGACTCTCAGTTGTTCAAGTCTGGCGCCCCTATCCATGTCAAGGGAGCTATACTGTATAACTTCTTACTAGAGAAAAATAAGTTGGGTAACAAATACGTAAAAATTCAAGAGGGAGACAAGATTCGTTTTCTACACTTGAAACAGCCAAACATCTATACTTCAACTGCGTTTTCTTTTATGACAAAAGTTCCAAAGGAACTTGACATTCACAAATATATCGACTATGATACACAATACGAAAAAGCATTTGTCGAACCAATCAAGTTTATCGCTGAAAAGATCAATTGGTCAATCGACACTAGTTATGGGACACAAGGTAATTTGTTGGATTTTTTATAATGGAACTATATGATTTGCTACACAAATGTGCTGACAGTACAGGTTTACCTGTGATGAGTCGGCCGTTGTTTTTAGACACAATAGAGAAACATGGAAAAGAAGACTTTCGTAGAACTCTTGCAGATTTTATTACAAATGAGAAACCACCTTATCCGTTGCACGAATTCAATAAGGATAAGGTAATCAAGACCTTTCATAAACTGAAGAAAGCTGATTGGACAAATTACATTATGTCCTCTGAAAAAGAAGTTATGGAAAAGTACGATGATTACAAATATCCATATAGTGATTATGGTTTGGGAGTAATTCAAGCTCCACCTACGTTTAATTATACCAGTGATTCTTTCATGCATGATCTACGAATGTCCTGTGGGTCTTACGGATATAAGGCTCCTGTGACACGATGGAATGAAGGTGATAATCTTTGGGGTGCATTTGGGCCTATCTTTCGTGGTGTAAATGATCATCAGGAGCTTACGTCACGCACATATACAATGAGTTTTCGTCTCGGTACATATATCGCTACACAGTTCAAACCGATTGTTGCCAAGACCGTATACGAGATGACTAATGCCAAGACGGTACTGGATACCTCTATGGGCTGGGGTGATCGACTGACGGGGTTCTATGCGTCTAATGCGACACACTATATTGGCTGTGATCCGAATCCAAATACATTTGCCCGATACAAAGAAATGATCAAGTTTTTTGATAAACTTACTGGTGGTAAGAAAACGGTTCAGATGTACAATTGTGGTGCAGAAGATTTGCCGTGGGATGAAATCGAGAACGTAGATTGTGCCTTCACTTCCCCACCATACTTTTCAACAGAACGGTATAACGAAGGTGGTGAAAAAGAAGAACTGCAATCGTGGGCCAAGTTTAACGAATATGAAAAGTGGAGAGATGATTTCTATCTTCCTGTATCACATAACAGCTTTAACTCACTAAGTGAACGTGGTGTGATGATGGTTAACATACTTGATCCAAAGATCAAAGGAAAACGGTATCGCTCAGGCGATGAACTTGTCGATTCCCTAAGAGAACAGTTTCTAGGACAGATCGGTATGCGTATAATGCAACGGCCGCAAGGTGCTTCTGTCTTCAAGGATGAGGACGGTAACTTTGACAAAAACGCAATGGATGAATTCATGGACAAATCTTACATTGAAAATGTGTGGTGTTTTGCCCGTGACACATCCATTGATTTATTTGCCGCTACCAAACGTGGCACACTAGAGGACTTTCTATGATTTATGCCACACCAGATGATTTTGATACCGCTTGGGACTTTTTTGATACAAACAAAGAATGGTTTCCTCATGTACGAAAGTCACATGTAAGAAACAGACTAGAATGGGGTCAAGTTATTATACAGGACAATGTTCTTATCACACAACAACGATACAAACGAACAGGCCCTATCGGTAGAGATTCCGATGTAACCACAAAAACAGGTGATTATATCATACATCAGATTGTTGCTAAAAACAAAGGAACAGGTGAAGCTGTCAAAGTGATAAAAGAATACTTTGATCATGTTTACGGTAATGTATATCTTACAGTGCGAGCTGAAAACGTGCCTGCAAATAAGTTCTATCAAAAAATAGGTATGGAACGAGTAGGATATATAAATTGGAGTAACGGAAAAATGAAAGGAAATGTATGGAAAAAAGCAAAAGAATTTTAAAAGGGAGTTGACTTTCAGCTAACTTTACTATACTATTATAAGATACCAAATAGGTATTAGGTTTCCAGAAGGTGTTACCTTTAAAACCTCTGGCTCGGAATTGCTACAATAATGTGGGCTCGAGATATTAAAATTGGAGAAAAAAATGATCGTTATGGATCAAAAAGTTGTGTTTAACACAGAACTAAAAATGACTCTTTGGGATATTTACCAAGCAGTCAAAGTAGGAGTAGATGATACTGCTCCCTTATTTGGAACACGAGCCGGTGTTCTACAACG